GAGTTTATCATTACCTACACTATGCAAGGCTTCGACTATTCTGCAATGGATGGCCCAACAACAGAGGTGTTAGTTACAACATTGATTACCAACAACAGCCCACAAATGGAAGACGATGTTATTCGCACTGGATTTATTCCTGAATCAATAGCGTTAACGAGTGAATTAGGTTACGAATTATTAACAGAAACAGGTTATACACTTATAATACAACAATAAAATGGCAGAGCAAAAAATTTCCGAGTTACCAGCAGCAGGCGCAATTACAGGAACTGAAAAAGTAATAGTAAATCAAAATGCAGTTACATCAATAACAACTGTTAACGCTATCGTTGGTTATACAACTGCAACAGGTGCAACAGGATCGTTTACTACCGCTAATGGCAAAACAGTTACCGTAGTTAAAGGACTTATAACATCAATTGTATAATGGCCCGCACAGTAGCACAAATCAAACAATCAATGTTGGATGCAAAGAATGCAGACTCAACATTGTCGGCATTGACCTCAACAAGTCAAACTGCCAAATGGAATCTATATTATTTTATCGTAGCAAGTTGCATAGCTATATTTGAGCAATTGCAAGACCTATTTAAAGCAGATTTAGAAGCCATTGCAAGCACAGCAGCACCAAGCACACCGCAATGGACACGCAATAAGGTTTTAAAGTATCAAAAAGGCGATGTTGCTCAATTGAACACAACAACATTTACTGTTGAATACCCAACCATTAACACTGCTAATCAAATATTGACAAGGTGTGCAGTAATAACCGCGCCAAACAGAACGGTGTTAATTAAGGTTGCTAAATCAGACCCACCTGTGCCAGTTTCAGTTGGTGAATTAGCCGAGCTTCAAAGTTATATTGAAACATTTAATCCTGCGGGCATTGCATTTACTTTAATCAATGAGAATAGCGATAAGATGGAAGTGGCAGCAACTATCTACTACAACGGTCAATATTCAGCAGTAATAAGCACAAACGTAGTAGCAGCATTAAACAATTATATGGCTACCTTACCATTTAACGGTGTTATAAGCACACAAGCAGTTGTTGATGCAATACAAGCTGTTGAGGGTGTTAATTCGGTATCGTTGACACGTATATTAGTAAGAAAACATACGGTTGGCTATGGGTTAGGTGTAACATTGTATAATCTTTTATTGGGTGTTGATAGTGTGCAATATCAAACTATTGCGGGCTATGTAGCACAAGAAACAACTGCAACACATACATTTGCAGACACATTATCTTATATTGTACAATAATGAGTAGCATCATAAACACAGATACATTCGCAGTCAACTTCTTACCACCAAAGAAGCGGCTGCCGATTTATAAGGCTTGGACTAAAACACTTGTAAAACCATTGCAAGTGCTATACAACACAATGTTTGGCACGTTTAAAGATGGGAATGCAGCGGCAATTTATAGCGGTGCAACTGCTTACGCGGTAGGTAACCAAGTGAAATACACAGACAAAGCAGTGTATCAATGTTGGGTAGCAAGCACTGGTAATTTGCCAACAAATACAAACTATTGGTTTAAGATTCAAGACAACTTTGTGGGCATCGAACCGCGTTGTAAATACAATGCACAACACATCTTATTTGAATGGGCATTAAATGAGTGGTTTGGAACTACGTTTGTAAATGTGCCGGGTAGTAGCGATATATGGATAGGCCCGGGCAGTCCAAGTGATGTTGTTCTTTACGTTGGATTTACAGAGGTGAATAGTTCGTTAATAGTTTATGGCAATGGTGAAGCGCAAACATTTATACAAGCTATAAACATTGCAAACACAGGTGATGAATTTACTATTAATGTGCCTATTGGTGTGGCAAACGCTTTAACAATACCACCTGCAACAGATATTGCACCGAATATTAGCGCAAACAATGAAAATATTATTAGGCAAATAGCCGACCTGTATAACTATGCAGGCATAACTTACAATGTAATTACATATTAAAATGAAAAAAGTAAAATTCACAGACATTTCAAGTACAAGTGCAATGCCATTCAAAAGTGGCACATTAGCACATTTACAAGCGGCACATCAAGAAACAACTTCACTGTCATTAATAGGAATGCAAGCGGCAAGCCCCGTTATAGCATTTGGTACTATTTTATATGGAGCAAATGTTACATACAGTGGTTCAAATTGGTCAGTTACTGCTGGAGCAATTTATATTAATTCAGAAATATTTGTTACTGATGCTGCAAGTGGAATATTAACAGGGACAGATGTTATTGTAGGCACAATTACAACTACATTTGTAACCGCTGCTAATTATGACCCTGCATTATTTTCAGATGGCACATCAAACAATGTTCACGAAGTTAGAAAAGTAGTTTGGTCAAGTGGTCCAAGTGGAAGCGGTTCTGTTACTTATAGTTTTATTGAAAATTTAAGACTTGGAAGAAAACAAGATTTTGCTTATTTAAGTAGTTATTTAACTGCTGCTGCTGGAACATTTACAATAGCAAGTAGTGCTGATTGGAATGTAAAATATACGGTGTTAATGGGGGCAATGATTATGATTAATTTTAATATTAAAAATGCTTCCAATTCAGCATCAACATCATATTTAGCAATACAAATGCCATTTAAATCTTATGAAGATTATGATGGAGTTGGAACTTATACAACAACAGGTAGCACTGGAGCAATGCGCATTCTTATACAAGCAAATGATAACGTAATGTATTTATACCCACAACCATTAATTAATTGGCCTATAAATACAGGTGGAACATTAGTAGTAAGAGGTCAAGTAATGTTATCTGTTATAGCCACATATTAAAACCTATTCTTTCCATAATGCTCCGATAATATTTCTTTGAGCAAATAAGATTCTTTGGTGCCAGTGCGTTCCACTTCATCAAAGAATTTCTTTTTTAATTCACCTGTTAAGTGAGCAGTTACGCGAGCTTTTGCGGCTTGTTTCTTTTCTGCTATATCGTTTTTAGGATTCGCCATTTGTAAATATTAGTTACTAAACATCACAAAATTAGTAACTTATTTCAATTCAAGTGCAAATATGTAACCATTTTTGTACAATGAAAATCACGAACATATCCAACGACACAGCCACAATGCTTATCTATAAGCATATTGGCAATATTGATGGTATGGATAATGGCATTAACGGGGCTTTTATCGCAGAGGATATTCAATACATTAACGATAATTATTCAGACCAAGTTAAGTGCATTAACATTCGTATCAATTCAATTGGTGGAAGTGTTGCTGATGGGCTTTCAATTGTTAGTGCAATACTTAACAGTGCTATACCTGTAAACACTTATATTGATGGCATGGCTTATTCAATGGCTGGTGTAATTGCTATTTGTGGCCAAAAGAAATACATGGCCGATTATGGCACATTTATGATGCACAACGCAAACGGTGGTAGTGATGAAGAAGTATTAAATTTAATCACAAATAGTTTAGCAAAGATATTTGAACGCAATACAAATCTAACATTAGACAAGTGCAAAGATTTGATGGCAAAAGAAACGTGGATGACTGCCGATGAATGCATGAGTTTAGGCATAGTTGATGAAATCATAGAAACAAAGAAAATGAAGCCTGCAATGAACGCAACTGTGCGCGAGTTACACGCTATCTACAATAAAGTAATAATTAAAACAGAAACCAAAATGAATAAATTAACTGATTTATTAAAGCTATCTAACGAGGCAAGTGAAGAAGCCATTGTTGAAGCGGTTAACGCTAAAGATGCAAAGATTGCTGAATTAGAAGCAAGCATCGAAGCACAGAGCAACGAATTGAAAGCGTTGAAAGATGCTAACGATGAAGCCGTACAAGCAGCGAAAGTTGAACTTATTGAGAACGCAATAAAAGAGGGTAAAATTGCCGATGCAAGTAAAGAAATTTATTTGACTTCTAACAAGTCTAATGATGAATTGAAAGATGTGTTTAGCAAGCTTACACCTGCATACACACCTATCTTTGAAAACAAAGCAAACACACCAGCAGCAGTTGCAGGTCGTGAGTCTTGGACTTTCAACGATTGGTCAAAGAACGACCCAAAAGGATTATCAGAAATGAGAACTAACGATGTATTATTATTTGAGGCATTGATTAACAACTTGCCTGCTAACTTGTCACCAAATTACAATCCATCAACCGATAAAAAATTCTAATTATGGAAGCAATTTGGAACGCAAACCCAACGGTTAACATGCTATATTGTTTTGAAGATGGCAACTGCTTTATCAAACATAGTGAGGCAGCAAGTTATGCGCAGTCAACCAATAATGCTTATGTAGTTAAAGTAAGAGAAACAGAAACAGAAGAAGAAATCAAACCAATAAAAACAAATAAAAAATAATGGCAACAATCAACAACCCATTTGGCGCAGCAGGCACGTTAACGATTGCTGCCACAGGCACAACTGCCGCAACAATTAGCAACAACGAAACCGTTGTTACATCGTTAACTACCTTAACTGGTAACGCAACACTTGACTTAACGCTTTCAAGCGAATTAAAAGCAGGTGCAGCATTACATTTAAAAGTAAAAACAAACGGTTCAGAAACATTTACTTTCGGAACTGGTATTGATGCTCCAACAGTTACAGGAGCAGCAGGTAAAACATGGTGTCAATCATTTTTCTATGATGGAACTGTATTTTTACCATGTGGCGCAAAAATTCAAATAGATTAATTATTCACGTAAAAACACAAAAACAAAATGGCATTAATAAAAGAAATTTGGGTATCAGATGTACAAGAAGCATTAAATAGAAATGCTGACTTTTTACCATACTCAGTCGATCATTCAGCGTATATCGCATTCGGGACAGTACACGTTCCACAATCAGGTTCAAACCCAACGGTGGTTAAGAATCCTGCAACTTTTCCTCTTTCAATTAACGAAAGAACAGATACTGACCGCACTTATTCATTAAATCAATTCGCTTTAGAGCCTGTATTGATTACAAACTTGGATGAATTGCAAATCAGTTATGACAAGCGTCAAAGCGTTTTAGGTCAACAAATCACCACACTTACACAACGTATTGGCGATGAAGTTGCTATCTCTTGGTCTGCAACAGGTGCAGCTAACATCGTTAGCACAACAGGTTCAGCAGTTGCTACATCATTAGCACCGGGTGCAACAGGCACACGTAAGGCAGTTACTTTAGCTGACATCGCTTCATTAGCAAGCAAGTTAGATAAAGACAATGTGCCAAGACAAAACAGAAAGTTGTTAATGAGTACTGATATGTTTTGGGAGTTATTCGCAATCAGTGATGTAATTCGTGCATCATACAATGGTTTCCAAAGTCAACCAAACGTATTAGCAAATGGTATCGTTGCAATGCTTTACGGATTTGAAATCATGATGCGCCCAGTGGTATCAGTTTACGCAAATACCGTAACTACACCTAAAGCTTTCGGTGCTGCTACTGCAACAACTGACAACCTTGCCTGCATCGCTTTCCATTCTACAACTGTTGCTCGTGCATTAGGTAGCATGACACCTTTGTATGATAGTGGTTCAAACGGCAACGGTAAGCCAGAGTATTTAGGTTCAATCTTCAACATGGAAGTAATGTTAGGTTCTGCGATTTTAAGAGCTGATATGAAAGGTGTTGCTGCTTTGGTTCAAACTTGGGTATCTTAATATTAAATAAATTATAAACTAAAGAGGCCTACCCGCTATAATGTAGGTAGGCCTTTTTTAATACTAAAAAATAAATGGCATTACCAAATATAAACTTTGTCAAAAGCACAAGCGGTTTAGGTAGAGCATTACCCGGCACAGATTACATTTCGGGTTATGCACATTACTATCCAAGTGGTGGCACATTACCAACTGGCTTTACTTCAAGCGACAGAATCAAAAAAATATTTTCAGTTGCAGATGCTGAAAATTTAGGAATTACTAATACATCATTAGGTGCAACTGCTTCTACTGCTACTGATACAATTACAACTAAATTTACTGCTGGCGATACTTTTAAAATTACTTGCAATACAATAGATGGAGTAAGAGCAGGAGTGCCAATTACTTTGTGCGACTTTACTGCTGTAACTGCTGATGCTGTAAGTATTACTACAAGCGCGGATAGAATAAGTTTAGAAATAAACGCGGGAACACAAACACATGGTTTTAGTGCTTCAAATTCAGTTGGTGTTGTTACTATTGTAGCACCAAAAAATCAAGGTATATTTTTAAATTCAGGCACACCTTACGTTGTTACAAAAACAGGTGCAGTTGCTCACACATTAGTGCAAAATGTTGTAGTAGGTGTTGCATCATGGATTGACACATTACATTACCACATTAGCGA